TTGCCCATTTCATATGCTAAATCAATTACTTTGTCTTCAAGCTTTACAGCCTGCCTATACATTTTATAAATCGATTTTTTAAATTCATCATTAACTACACGAGGATGTTCTTTAAGGTATTCTCTAAATAGATGTGTCATTCCTTGAACATGCATTGTTTCGTCTCTAATAGACCACTCTACAATTTCACACATTCCTTTCATCTTGCCAAATCTCTGATAATTCAGAAGCATGACAAAAGCAGAGAAAAGACTCATTCCTTCATTACATGCTGACTGAGCTAGTGCTAAGCCTAATCCCTTGCGAGTAGACACATCATTTTGCTGCATAAACTCTATCTTATCAGACATTTCTTTATATTCAAGAAAAGCGCCATACTCTTCTTCAGGTAAACCTAGTGTATCATTAAGCAGAGCATAACTACGTTGATGCGTACCTTCACGATTTGCAAAGCTTAATAGCATACTCCTAATTTCATTATTTTTAAATTTAGGAATAAACAGATCACAATAATTGCCTCCTACTTGAACATCACTTTGTGTAAAAAGCCTAAGAATTTGTGTAATGTGATTTTTTTCTTCTTTTGATACTTTACCGCCCTTCCACTGATTTACATCTTCAGCTAGCTTTGCTTCCCAAGATCCCCAGTGTATCTTTTCATGTGACTCTGCAATCTCCATTGCCCATGCATATTTAAAGGGCTTATAAGTTATATTGTACTTTAATAATGACATATGTTTAACCTTTGTAAAATCCTTGTTTAATCTATTTATCCTTGGCAACTTAAACATTCATCAGGATCTGAAAAATCTTTGAGTTTGTCTTGTTCTACCTTTTGGCTTACTTTTTCAGCAGAAGCACCTGCATTTGTCCTTAAATAATAAAGGCCTTTTAAGTTCTTTTTCCATGCTCTTATATGTACAGCATTTACATAAGATTTGTCTGTGCCTGCTGGAAAAAATAAGTTAACGCTTTGACCTTGACAAATAAATTTTTGTCTGTCTCCTGCATGATCTATAATCCATCTTTGATCAAGCTCAAATGCTGTTTTAAAAACTTCTTTATTCCAGTCTGACATCCAATCTAAGTGTTGCACAGATCCTTCATTTAAGATTATTGATTTCCAAAATTTTTCTATCAACTCTTTTTGCTTGTTTTTATTGTCTGTTGTTTGTCTAGCATGTTCCAGTAAAACTTTTTCTAAATGTGGATTTTTTACAAGATAAGAACCCACTCTAGTCCTATGTGTATAAGCATTTGATTTCCAAGGTTCAATTGAAGGAGAAGTCCCTGCGATAATAGATGAATTAGCATTAGGAGCAATAGCTAGTAAATGAGAGTTTCTTATACCATAGCCAACAGCGTCAGGGCACTCACCTTTTTCTTTAGCAAGCTGAATTGTTTTTTGTGTTGATCTTTCTTTAATTAAAGAAAATATTTTCATATTTAATGATTTTGCTAATGCAGACTCAAAAGGAATGTTTTTAAGTTGCAAATAAGAATGAAATCCCATTGCTCCTAAACCTAGACTTCTTTCCTTAAACGCTGAAATTTTGGCTTTTTTTAAATGATCAGGTGCATTTTCTATAAAATACTGCAACACATTGTCTAAATATTCAATTAGATCTTCGACAATTGTAGTTTCTTTCCACTCATCAAATTTGTCTAAGTTAAGTGAGCTTAAACAACAAACTGCACTCCTGTCTTTTGAAGTTGCCAAGTGAATTTCGTTGCAATTGTGAACTAAAATGTCGTTAGCAAAAAAATTCTTGTTATCTTCAACTGTTATATCATAAACAGGCTGCTTTTTTGTTTTTTTAATTATTTTTAGAGGCATGTTTTCTTCCTTTTACCCAACTATCTTTTTCTCTGTTGTATTCTTCTAAAGATAGTTGTTTTGATATTTTAAGATTTTCATTGTAATACCAGTTTTTTCCAACAAGAGATTTTGACAATTTCTCTTTGTGGCTTTTGGTTCTTATATATTTAAAGTCTTTTTCTTCTAGATTGTATATTTGCTTCATTGCATTTACAAATCCTTTTAGGCCAGATCCATATTTTTTAAATCTATATTTTGAATAAGATTTTGGATAACCAAAGTTTTCTGAACTGTATATTTGCCATTTTCTTTTTGGTAGGCAATTATTTTCTTTAAAAAATCTATAAGCACTCTCTAATATTTCTTCATCAGAAAAACCTGAGTATTTTGAGTTTTTTTCTCCAGAGGCTGATTTAGATTTTTTAGCTTTCCAAGATTCTATTTTTTCTTCAGGAACAACAAAACCACCTTCTCCGCCTAAAGTCATATTATAACCATTTTTAAATGTATTATAATAAGATATAAAAAACTTTTCTTTCTCTAAGGCTTCTTTTCTAGAAATACACTCATATAAAACATTAGACTTTATATTATTTAGACCATACTTTCTAATAGCTCTATAGAAATTAGTATCATGACCTGATTGTGCGTTTTGTATATGCTTGTTAAGCCTTTTAGATATACTTAAACCCGTATGTCCAATATAAGATTTATTATTTTCAAAAGTATGTTTATAAACAATATATTTCATTTTCTGTCCTTAAGTGAATTTCAATGTTAAATATTCACCTACTAACAAAAAACTAGCTCGTCATCTTCTTTTAAATCTTTTGCTATTACATAACCTCTGTTTTTAGTAAAAACTTTATGATCGGGTGTACATGTAATAGATTTACCAGATTCTTCATCTATAATTTCTAAAACTTCAGCTTTTTCAAACATTAAATCGCCATTAACAACTTTTTTATATTCTATGTCTTTAGTTTCTACATTATAAGAAAGAACAAATATCTTTTTTCCTAATTTAAATAGGTCTACAACTTCTTCTAAACTTAGAGTAGAATAAGGAATATTATCAACTAAAACATTTAGTTTAGTATCTCCTGTTAAACATAAGTTGCTACCATATATTTTTAGCCCTAAATCTTTTTGAAATTTTGGTAAGTGTTTATTAGCTTCATCTATAAAGTTAATGTATGGCTCACCAGTTCTAAATCTAACCTTAATAATTCTTTGCCACAAGTCTCTAGCATCAACGGTATCTCTTACAGATTTGTCATCTGGGTCAATTAAGTCCCATTTGTCTCCTTTAATTACAGCATTCATAAATTTATCTGTAATGTTTACAGCGTTATTTATATTAAAGCATTTTCTATTAACATCACCGCCTGTAGGCAATCTAATGCTTAAAAATTCTACGATATCAGGATGAGAAACATCCATATATGCTGCGTAAGATCCTTTCCTTGTTTTTCCTTGTCTATAAGCAGTCATATCGCTATCTACAGTTTTTAAAAAAGGTATAGGGCCGGGCGAAATAGAACTATTTGATCTTATGCTGCTCCAGTGTCCACCTACACCTCCACCTTTGACAGACATCCATCTTAACTCATCTGTGTGGTCAATTAATCCTTCTAAAGAATCGTCAACATAAGTTAAAAAACATGATATTGGAAGGCCTAATGTCTTTTCTGTTTTACTTGGTGCATTTGATAAAATAGGTGAAGAAAACATAAACCAACTTTTTGATGCATAATCGTATATTCTTTGTGCTAATTCTAGATTGTCATTTGAAAATGCTACAGCAGCTCTAGCAAAACTCTCTTGTGGAGATACCTCTTTATCGTTCATATAATAATTTTTCAATAAATTAATTGAAAATTCTGAAAGGTTTTTATCTCTTTCTAAATTAATTTTAATACCATAGCACTCTTTAAACATATTAATCCTTTTTAATCTGAACTACCGATTTTCCCATCTTTTCTAGTGGTCAAGCTCGATAAGTTTAAATATTCTTCTTCGCTTATTACCTCAAACTCATTGTCACATTTAACAACAACAAGTTGAAAAGGTAACTTAGAACCTTTTCCAATATTAAATTCATTTTTTGTAACGTTAACACAATTTACAAAAACTTCACCAGTATACCCGCTGTCTATAACACCAGCCCTAACTTTCAGAGGAGTCTTGATAATTGATCCTCTTTCCTGAATAAGACCTACATATCCTTTAGGAATAGAAACTCTTAAACCTGTGGGAATTAAGATCTTAAGATCAGGTGTCCTAGAAATATATTTTGATCCTGCTGACATTACGTATATATTTTCACCTGTATTGTAAAGATCTAAACCAGCACTTTCTCCATTATATGCAGGAACATAGTCTTTTACATCAATACTATTTGCTTCAAGCACACTTTTTAATTTATCGTTAATAGAAATCTTAACCATCTTTGTTATTTACTTCTTTCCACTTCTCTCGAAGCTTTTCTTTCATACTATTATTATCTTGTTTAACAGCTTCATTTAGTGTTAATGCTGAATCGTCTAATATCTTAAATTTTGATTTTGCTGTATCAATATTAATAGGAAACAGTAAACCATCTTTACCGGCTCTGTTCTTTGCAACAAAAATTCTGCCAGTTCCTTCAGACTTTTCCATAGGCTTTCTACTAATTGACAATACAACGTCAGCTACTTGTGCTTTAGCATATGATTCACCAAGGTTTTCTAGACCTACAACGTCAGCTTTTGAAGAATCTTTATTAGCCTGAGAAGCTGTCCATATTGGAATATTAAGATCAACAGCGAGATTTCTAAGCTCAGTATAAATAAGCTTTAATTCATGACGTAAAGAATCGTATGCTCTTGAAGACTTCATTACGTCTGCGTAATCTACTGTTACAAGGCTTGGTTTAAAACCTTTTAACGTCAACTTTTCGATATGATTTCTTAAAGTAAGAACTGTTGCAGATCCTGTTGGATATTCTTTAATGACTAGCTTGCCAAGCTCCATTTTACTATATTTGTCAATAACTTCTTTTTTTCTTTCAATAACTTCATTACTAGGGATATCGCAAAGATTTGAGTCATATCTTTTTCCAGTTTCATGTTCTGAAAGTTCAAAAGTATAATGAATTACATTTTTACCTGCTTTCATAGCAGCACAACCCATATCAACTAAGAAGTGAGACTTACCAACACCTGTATTTGCAGCTATAACACCTAACTCACCTCTGCCTAAGCCTCCTCTAAGTATATCTTTTGCATCAAGCCTTTCTAAGCCTGTTGGACAAACAAGCCTGTTAATTTGAACAAATCTTGCTTCAATATCATCAAAAAAGTTGTGGCCAGTTGAATTAGGCATACCAACAGATATTGCTTCTTTCATAATACCTATGACAGACTCATACTTTTCTGTCTGTATGAGTTCAACACTTTTCTCTAATGCATCTTTAAAGGCTTGTCTTTTGCAAAAATCTAGCGACTTATCTTTAACATACTGCAAATCACCTACATCAGGATTAGTTTTCATACGATGTAGATATTCAATAATTTGATCTCTTAAGACAATATCCTTAGACTTAGAAAGATCTTCTTTAATTATTGTAATTAATATAGTTAATGTTGGAAAAGTTTTATATTTGTTGTAATATGCAAAGTATTTTTCACATAAAAAAGACAGATACTTTAAATCAAAATAATCTGGACTTACTACTTCAATCATTTGAGCTGACCAAAGAGTATCAGTTAGCATTGATTGAAATACTTTTTCTTGAAATGGCTTGCCAAACTTAGCAAAGTTTCTTTGTTGACTCATTAAATATTATTCCTTAAACATGAATTGACTGAAATTAGAAAAGAATGTATATCAAAAGAATTTAATCCTTCTCTGTTTATTATTTTTAAGATTTTCATTTTATTAATCTTATTAAAAGATTTATTGTCAAATTGATAGTTAATTTTCTTAACTTGATCAGCGCTTATCATAAGCGAGTCCAAATACATCAATTTCCAATTTCTTCTAATTGTTTTTTCGTTATTTATTATATTATCAAATAGCTTTATTTTACAACCAGAATTAACTTTTTTATTTGACTCATTAATAATATCATCGACAGATAATTCTTTTACTGTGCTTAATTCTGGAAATCGATTCGCCATAGTTTTAAAGCCTGCTCCTTTTACGCCTTTAATTCCATCACTTTGATCTCCAGCAAAGCATCTTACTAAACAAAAATTCTTTGTGCTTATATTCCATTTGTCTAATACATATTTTTCATCTATTAATTTCTTCTTATTAGGAGACCAAATTTTTGTATCTCCATCTAATAACTGGTAATAGTCTTTGTCTGATGTCACAATTATTTTTTCTTCTTGTGACTTTTTTGTACTAACTAAATAAGCAATTACATCATCTGCTTCGCAATCACTAACGTATATTTGTGTTACAGGTGTTTCATAAAGCAACTCAATTAATACTTTTAACTGATTATTTCTATCATCAACAGTATCTGGAATATCACTATAATGACTTCTATTAAGTCTTACAGGCCTACGTCCGTTTTTATAATTTGGATCAATTGCTCTTCTTCTTACAGAACCTCCTCCTTCCCAAACAACAACTACTTTTTCAGGTCTAAACTTATTACACAAATGATCAATGTTTCTTAGGAAGCCAAATATTCCACCACACAATTGACCATTTAGACTCTTTGCAGGATTAGCTGCAAAATGTCTCATAAATACATTTAACCCATCAATATATATAATAGGCTTGTTAGACATAACTTTACTTCAACATTTCAAATGCTTCTTCATGAACTTCCATAACATGCTCAGCTACAGCTTTAATGTCTGTGTAACTTTCTGGATCAATGTCAGGGTCATCAACTTCATTTTTTCTAATCATTGCTTTTTCTAAAAGCATATCAACATATTGTCCATATTCTGGATGATCAATGATTTCATGAAAGTCAGCCTTGTAAAACTTTTTATCTACTATAACATCACCGGTATCTTTAGTAGATACCATCAAGTTTTTCCAGGCGCCAGTACCGCTAATCTCAATACAGTAGTTATCTACTTCTTCTGGCCCATGCTTTCTTAAGACATCAAATACTTGTTCATGCTCGCGAATGCCTTTACCAAAATGAATTTCAAAATCACATTTTCTAAACGGTGCTGATACCTTGTTTTTAATTGTTTTTGCTGAAACGTTAATTCCAATAGGCTCTTTGTTCTTATTGAGAATTTGTGAACCTGCACCTAACTTGATTCTAACAGAGCTATGAAAAGGAATTGCCATGCCACCAGGAGTAGTTGTTGGATCGCCATATAAAACTCCTACTTTTGTTCTAATTTGATTTAAGCAAACCATTAAAACTTTTTGATTAGCAATAACGCCTGTAATCTTTCTCATACCTTTAGAAATTGCACGAGCTTGAAGACCAATAGACTCCTTATCATAGTCACCTGCAAGTTCTGCTTTAGGGCTAGTAGCAGCAACAGAGTCCCAAATAATCGTTACAGGGACATCTTTGTTCATTGCTTTTGCTTTAATTATAGTGCTTTCTGCAATTGATAAAACTTCTTCTGTACAATGTGTATCAACATATACAAATCTTTTTCTAATGTCAACGCCTAATGCTCTTAAGTTTTCTACTGAAGTTGCATTTTCAGTGTCGATGTAGACTACAATTCCACCCATTTGTTGTGTAGACTTTGCAATTTGAGTTGCAATATGAGATTTACCAATACTTGGCGGACCAAATATCTCTACAATTCTACCTTCAGGCAGACCACCATTTTTCTGATTAGAAATAATGTAATCTAATTGCTTTGATCCTGTACTAATCCATCTATTCACATGTGTAGGAGATTCATCTGTGCTAAGATTATAAGCAACTCTTGATCCTCTTTCTTTGTTTAAAGACTTAATTAAGTCAACTGTAAAGTCGTCTTGAGCGCTTTCTTTTTTATTTTTACTCTTACTTTTTGCCATTAAAAAGCTTACCTTTCTTTTTTTAAATACAGTAATGCCGCTTAAAGCGGCAAATAATAGTTAGTAAACTTTATTACATAGCTTCTAGATCAGCAAATGCAGCATCTAAGTCATTATACTTTTCATTGATAGAGTCAGGAGAATCATCTGATTTTGTTTGAGTAGTCTGGGTTTGATTCCAAGATCCTCCTCGTGATGTCTCTTTACTACTTTCCTCTTCATCCTCGTTTAGCCATGTATTAATGATTCTCTCCAGCTCTTCATAAGACTTAAGCTCAAATAAGTCATTAACATTTGGAATATTATCCATCCACTTCTTTGTTTGCGACTGATCTTCAGATAGTGGAGTTTCCTTGCCTCGTGGCCTTACTTCTGTTGTAGTCCACATTTGTCCTGGATTCTTTGTGCAAATAACTTTTACGTCTCGACCTTCAGTTGGATCTGTAATGTCTCCATAGTCTTCATCAAGCATATAATTAAGAAGTGTTTGATAAACTTGCTTACCAAATGCCCAAAGTCGAACGCCTTTATCTTCTTCGCCACGTACGATAACTGGAGCATAACATCGCATCTTAGGGTATAACTTCTTAGCCAACTCATATGACTCTTTTGAACCTTCGTCACGAAGCTTTGTAATTAGCTCTTGGATAGGATCTGGCTTACCAAACTGGTATGGAGAAAGCATGCCTGGATTGTTGCCAATGTTGTAATAAAACATAAGTTCCTTAAAAGGTTGGCCGTCATTGTCAGGATAAGCCATTAGACGAATAGTTGTCTCTGTGCCTTCTTCAGGACGCCACATAGAGTTCTTCTTTGAATTGTGACCACTAAGTTGGTTAAGCTTCTTACGAATTGCGTTCATGTCAATTGCCATTAAATTGTCCTCTCTTAATATTGTAATTTTTTATAATTTAATTTGTTAATTTTTAATTGGTTGAATGGCTACCAATCATGTTGCCATTATAGTATAATATTGTTTAATTTACACGTGAATTTAAACTAAATTTAAATTTTTAATTTGATCTGCTTCTGGGCAATTATAATCTTCGCTTCCTGATATTGTGTGCCATACATACTCAGACCTATTTGAGTTTCTAAATTTAGGATTTCCTCTTCTATCTCTTCCTACATATTTCTTTACAAATACAGTTTGTGTAGGTATATTTGTTCCTAAGAAATTAATTACATCTATGTAATCTTCAGGTTGATTTGTATTGATAGCATTAAAAAGTTTTGTACACAAAGCCTTAAAACTTTCTGGTGAAAAGAAAACTCTTGTATTTTCAAAATGATCCATTTCTGAAACTAGTTTTATATAATTAAAAACATGAAACCCTAATGATCTATAATTTCTTTGTCTTCCAATATCGTTAACATAATCATATAATAAGCCAGCTCTTATAAAGTTTCCAAATCTATCTTTAAAACTAAGAAAAGCTTTGTTAGAAAAAGGCAAATCCTCTATACCTCTTTTTTGTTTAGATGCTAGACTTCTATTTGATTTAAACTCTGAATATAGTGATGTCTGTATTTGTTGTATATTTTCAAATTCTTCTGAATGAACTTTAAAGAATCTTGAACTTTCTCCACGAGTCATATTTACTGCTATTCCTTCGATTGGAGAAAGCGTATTTATATGAGATGTTCCAAAAAGCGCTGTAATGTTTGATCTAAAGTCAGGCAATATTTCATCTTTTATAAACTTCTTAAACTGTTTTGCATTTAAATTTAGTGACTGCTCAACTTTATTATATAATTCATCTAAAATATCAACAACTTCTTGACTTAACTTTTCTCTGCCAACTGGTGTTTTTTTAATATCTTCTGAAGAGAGAAAAATAATTTTTCTATTTGATAGTTTTTTAGCATCTTCAGCAGTAAAATCACCTGTAAATACTGCTACTTGTGTTTGTCTTGATGGCACTCCATAAGCAATATAATCAGGCTTTGTTTTGTCACCTTTAATTATTTCTACGCCTAGCTTTATTTTTTCATTAGGTTGTAACTGTCTAACACCATCATATTGACTTATAAAGTGACGTTTAACTGTCCTAGAAGCTGCTACTCCATTAAGAAATCTTCTACTAAATATATTATTATTGTTTTCTAGCTGAGACTTTACTGCAAAGTAATACTTA